AGCATCGCCTGAAGAGCGAGTCTCTGAGCTAGTTTGTCGCATTGCTTTCTGCCTTGACTTCTTCTGTTGCTCTTTTACTTCTTGAGTCTTATCAATCATTGAAATCTGTTTCCAAGTTCCAATTAACTCATTAGCAGCAGTAACATCATAAGTAGCATCTGCTCTACGGAATAGCTCGGTACGAATACCACTCTCTCCCACCCACTTCTGGAAGCTCTTATCACCTACAACATCCATGAAATCAGGATGAGTAGACTCTAATTTAGACAAGTTAGCACTTTGCATACTTCTCATGTTAGCTTCCTTCGCTTTGCGAATCTCAGGGTGATTTTCTATCGCTGAATTTACTGCCTTAGCAGGGTCATCGTAGAAAGTATCCTCAAAATTAGCAGGCTCTTCTGTTACTCCAGTAGTTTGACTTGCTTGAGATTGAGCATTAAGAAGCTGTTGTATCATTTGCCTCTGTTGCCCTACCTCTTGACCTTGTTTACCTAATACCTTTTCGGCATTTTGGTGCATTCCAATCACATCTTCTAACGTCTTCCCAGCATACTTCGCAGGTGGCTCATAGTTTGGTTCTGCTGAAACCTCTTGCTGAACCTCTTGTGTTACTTCCTGTGTTTCTGTTATCTGTTCCCCGCCTTCTGATGGCGTATCTACCACTATACTCATTTTCTAGTCTCCGCCCCGTAGGGTTATGAAGTTATTTAATGATGGGTTTAGTCTTCTAAGTTATCCATCGCTATTGTAGTTGCACTTTCCAAACTTAAAATTAAGCCTAGTTGTTGCAACTGACCCTTAGCATGCCAAAGGTCTTTCTCATCGTTAATAGTGTCGATATCTCGTACACTACTTTCAATTCCGTGTAATTCAGCAATCAAGTCTAACCAACCAGGTTGCTGAAATAATTCTAATCTNTCTTTNAAGAAATCTTCATCTGTCTTCATTGATAAGTTCCTATGATAGGTGTCTTAGCTGCTGCTTCTCGAGCTTTAGCCATGTTTAATATAGTCTCTGACTTCAAATGCTCTACTTCTGGTACATTTCTAGCAGTCTCAGAGTTCTTATTCTGAATATCAGCTTTAGTTTTCTCTAATGCAATAGAATCTTTCTGTAATTTAAGTATCTTTTCTTGAATCTTAATCTCAGTAGGTGCAAGTTCTTGAGCTTCTGCATACCATTTAGAAGCTTTAGCTTTCTCTTCTTCAGCTTCAGCTTGAGTTTTAGCAATATCTGCTTGAGCTTGTTGCATCTGTAGTTGATGATGATACTCTTGCATCTGTTGTTGCTCAGGATTAGGTTGACTACCTTGCATAAGGGAATTAACAATCTGGTCTCTGTTATGAATAGAGGAGTTCTGCATCATAGCAAGTAAGATTACATTAAAAGCAGGTGAATCTTTAGGAATAGCTTGTAACATTTGTACCATCTGAGTCATTTCTAACTCTTTAGCCATGATTCCCATAGTTGAATAAGGTATGAACTTGTAATCATTAACAGGGTAACGCTCAACATCAAACTGAATCTTACGCCACATTGATTTATTAATCATTGGGATTAAGAAAGTGTTCTGGAAGTTCATTAATGTACGCTTTTGACGCTTGATACTGGCAGATTGTGCCATAGACATACCTGAAGAGGTAGCTCTATCAGCAGTACCGACATCAGCAGAGCCAGTTCCCATCTGTATCATGTTTTGTAATGAGGCGACCTGAGTAAATGTACTCTGGTCTGTGGTTCCCAAGTCCAAAGGCATTAAAGCTTCGCGTGGTGAACCATTCGTTAGTATTGTTTTACCAGGTCTAACCTCAAACTTGACACCTCTAGGCAATCTAGTAGCGTCAGCTGCCATCATAGGNGTAGTTGTTAGCGCAAGTGAGTCAATTCTAGCTCTCATTTCCGCATCTAATGCTTTTTGTGGATTNTATCCCTTCTCACANACACCTCTACCCCAGAACTTGTTAGGAACTATGTCGTGTTGGTATGCAATGAAAGGTCTATCAATCATCATAAAGGCATTTTCTTCAGCCCTTAGGATATATTCATCATTAACTAGAGTAACGACAGCTTCGACTAGCTCATCTTTTTTAGTATATTCAAAGTCGTCTTTATCGTTACTAGCTTTTAAGAATCTCTTAGGCACTAAGCCCCAGTATTCTGTAATCTTTACTGAATCCGACTCATCAGCCATTTTGGTTTCAGGGTCGAAGCCAAAGCGTACAGTATCATAATCACCATCAAGGGGAACATCACGATAAATACCAGACTTAATACCATCAACAACATGATACCTCGGCTTAATGACTTCATGCGCGACACCAAGGGCATCATTGATTGAATTAGCGGATGGGTCAATTAAGAACTCCTTAGGAGAGATAGGTTCTATCTTTACATCAATAGAAGGTCTTTCAGTTAGTTGACGAGTAGAAGTCATCGTACCTTCAACAGGAACTTCAACTGGAGAACGCTCGATATTCTGTTCAACTACAATCTTACCAATACCAGTACCGTAGATAGCAGCATTTAAGAAGACTTCACAGATAGCATCTTTAGCGCCAGTCTTTTCTAGGTCTTCTTGTAGTAAGTTACGTACATATTCAGCATCTGAAGGGTCTTGGTCTAACATATCGTCTTGAATGTCAAACCATTTACCACGACCAAAGGTAGCTTCTTCTAATTCAGCAACTGAAGATTCAACAGCTTGTTGTAGAGCAGGGGAAATAATTCTAGACTTCTCAGATTCTCTAGTTCTATCTGATTGCAGCCACATACCACGCCAAAGTCTGTAGTATTCATCCCATTGAGTAACGTAGTTAATATCACGGTGAGTGCGCCAACCTTCTAACCGATGATTCAGCCATGAAGCTAGGGCTTGATACTTTGTTTCCTTACTATCGAACATAAGTCATTGATTTCCATAGGAATTTAGGCGTAATATAACATAAAGTAAACGTAACAATCAGCTAATTTAATCAATAACCTGCAATAACGTCTTCAGGTTCCCATTCTTCATCAAATTGTATAGAGTGGGCGAAGTCTGCAATACACACTTGGTCTATATAGGACAAGGCATCCANCAGGTCATCGTGTGAAAGACGTGAAGGAAAATCTAGCATCTGTGATATGAAGAATCTCCAGTCTTTATCCTCATTAAAGGTGATTTGTTGGTGTTCCATACGTCCTTGGAGTGACCAAGTGATACGTTCTGNCTTCTTTTTACCACCATGACGNAGTTCATCGATGTGAATAAACCTATCATTGGACCTCATCTCATCTTCTAGGTACGGCATGATAGCGTTTTTCAAAGAACCAGTCTCAATACCAACTGTAGTAGCCTCATTTACTGCAGCAGCTTTAAGAATCTTGTTAGCAGTCTCTTTAATAGACCACCTTCCGTGCATAATATCTTTAACCCACCACTTATCTCTATCAACCTTAACAATAGCAATAGCCGTTTCGTCTAATTTCGATGATTTAAGTCCCCTTTCCTTCTCAGAAGATTCAAAACCAGCAGGGTCCACAGCAATAACGTAGTTTCCTTCCTCAGGTTCAGTACCTTGTAAGAACCATTCCTCTTTAAAGATACCACCAGAGAATGTTTCAAAGGATGCCTCGAACTCTTGTCTAAATGCCATAGATGACATAGACTTTCTAGCAGCCTCAATCTCATCTTCTGGTATATAAGGNTTATCNGTAGAGTTATAAGAGAAGACCTCCCAGTCATCATCGTGTTTAGCTTCCATATATAAGTCATAGAAGTGATTCTTACCAGCAGGTGTACCAATAAACATAGCACCACCTCTTACGTCAGCTAATGTAGGACGAATAATCATCTCCCAAACATCAGGTCTCATTGAAGCGTACTCATCCATAACAACATAAGCTAAACCAACACCACGTAAGGTATCAGGTCTGTCAGAACCTTTAAGGAATATCTTTCTACCATTAGTTAATGTTAAACGAGCTGTGTTTTCATAGGCATCAGCAATCAAGTCTCCACCTAAGTCTTTTAACATATTCCACATAATGTCCTTTGCTTGTTGAAAGGTAGGACCAATGTAGAAGACATCCTTAGATGTAGATTGTAAAGCAGTTATAAGTAGAATCCAAGCAGCTAAACGGCTCTTACCAAAGCGCCTTCCAGCAGCAACAACCTTAAATCTAGCTTTAGAGTTGAATATATCTAACTGAGCAGGATG